CCGACGTACTGGACCCGGTTCTTCCGCCAGGTCTCGCGCGCCGCCAGGTTCCACATCCGCAGGTACTCGGTCTCGGCCACCAAGGTTGCGTGAGATTGCGTCTCGACACCCTGCGCGTCGGCGATGACCTCGTCCATGGGCCGGCCCTGCGCCACCCCGGTAGCGAACAAACGGGCGATGCGGTCGACGAGGGTCCTGGTGATGCCCCGGACGGTGTCGCCCACTTCGCGCACCACCCGGCCCATCGGGCCGTGGAACTCTTGGCGCTCGATCTCGGCTACGGCCTCGGCTTCGGCCCCCGGTGCCCACGGTTCGTCGCCCGTGCCCGGTCGGCTGGCGAGGGCCAGGTACCAGGCCGGTGCGGTGGCGACGGCCACCCCGGCCAGTGCCCAAGCGGCACCCTGGACGGCCGCGTTCCCGTACAGACCGAGGAGGGCACCCGTGAGAGCGGCTGCGGCGGGGCCGCCGACCGTGACTGCTCCTAGCCCGGTGACTGCACTTGGGGCCGACGCCAACGCCGCCGTGAGTACCGCCTGGGCACGCTGGTAGGCCACCGTTTTGGTCTGGGCCTGGCCTCTAGCCTTGGTGGCGGCCGATACCCCGTAAGCCGCCCGCGCCGCCTGGCGCAGGGTTTCCTCGTTGAAGATCTGGGAAAGGGCACCGTGGACGAAGGGCGTGAAGTGGGCGATTACGCGATCCGTGTGACGATGGGCCTGCCGCCAGTCGCCAGCCTTCAGGATTGGCGCAAGATGTCCCAGTTCCTCCGTGACCTTTTCACGGACCTGCGGGTCGTCGAGGTCGACGGGTTCCCACCAGGCCGCATTGCTGACCTCGGAGCGCTGCGGGTGAAGCTCCAGGGCCGCTTCCGAAGCGACCCGGACTACGAAGCCCTCGTACTCCTGGTCTTCGCTAACCCATCCCCCGCACAACTCGAATTCCTGCGGCAGATCCGCGCCGGTCTCTTCGCCCCACTCTCTGACGGCCCCGTCCCAGACGCTGCCGTCTGAGCTTTCGAGCTTGCCCCCCGGCCATTCCCAGCGGGCGTAGGCCTCGCCGTCGTCGTGCTTATCGGGCGTGCGCTGGATCATCAGCACCCGGCCCGTGTCGGCGGCCTGGACGACTAGGCCGGCGGCTTCACGATGGAGGCCCTTGCGGGCCGGCACTTTTGGGAGGCGGAAGGCGTGGTCTACCGCACCCGCCGTCCGAGCCGAACTGAGGCTGGGCCACACCTGGACGGCCAGGTCGGCGGGCGCGTCCTCGAACAGCTTGGGGGCTAGCCCCTTCTTCACCCGGTTGAGGCTGTTCTCCCGCCACTGGCGCAGCAGGAGCTTGCGGGTCTTGGTCTCCTCGTCGTCGTCCTCGTCGTCGTCGAGGGGGGCGCGCCCGACGCCGTGGTGCTGCAGGTCGTTGCCCTCGATGCCGGTGTCGACGGTGAGGCCGGGGCTGAAGCTGCGCGGCACCCCCGCCCCGCCCGTGTTGTCGACCATGTCCTTCAGGACGTGGATGAGCTCGACCGCTTCGGCCAGGGCCTTGGCGTTCTTGCCCTTGGCCTTGGACCCGTTCGAGGAGCTCCCGTTCGACTGGCCAGACTGTCCACTCGGTCGGTCGGCGGGGCTCTGCTCCGACGGGTTGGGCGTGGCCGGCGGCAGTGGGTACTCGGGCTCGGTCTGGACATGGCCGTCGGCGTGGATGGCCCGGTGCGCCGAACGGGGGTCGCTCGTCTGCACCAGGGCGTTCATCTGCATCTGGCTCGAGGCGGTGATGGCCTGGGTGTGCTCGGCGGAACCGATCACGGGGGCGGCACCGGGGATGGGGATGAAGGGGTGCTCGATCAGGGCCTGGTCCTGGGTCGGCCCGTAGGTCATGGCGTCGACCTTGCCCGCCACGCTCTGCACGGCCAGCACGGGGATGGGCCCGGCCCGCTGGTTGTTGACGGTGCGGGGCACGGGGCGCTCCCGGCTGATGCGCCGGCCCAGTTGCATGCGGATCTCGTCGGAGGAGATAGCCCCGATCTCCCAGTAGATCTGCGCCGCCTGGGCCGTGGTCAGGCGGTCCTCTATTTCCCGGCCTACGTCGAAAGCAATTTGCGCCTTTAGCTTCAGTTGCGAAGCGATAAACGCATTTAGCAGCCCCTCCAAATGGCGCACTAATGGCAACGTGCCGACGCGGAATTGCACGTCGACCTGAATTTCGCCCGTCGACCTATTTACATCTTCCGTGAACCCTAAATCGTTCGGCGTGATCCCGAACGCCGCCGCCACCCGCCTCATCAGGTACAGGGGGAACTCGCGGTCGAAGGCCGAGGCGTCGGCCCTGGTGGCCTGGAACTTGGCCCCACTGGGGACCCAGCGGATCTTGCGCAACTGGGCCTGGTCGCCGGTCATGAGGGCGTCCCAGGTGACCTGGAAGTCGCGTATCTGGTTCGGGTCGGACCAGTTCTCGGGGGCCTCCATGAAGCCACCGGGCAGGGTGCCATCGGTGAAGAACTGCAGGAAGTGGTACTGGAAACGGAGGTCGGTGTTGGCCGTGACCAGCACCGCCTCCAGCGGGGCCAGCCCGTACTGGGAATCGGGCATGGGGTTGTAGGGCACGTACACCATGTCGTGGGCGGCCAGCCACACCCACGGCAGGCCCTGGACGATCTGCAGGTAGGCCGGTACCGTGCGCCCGTCCCACATCGACCAGGCGTGGCTGCCGTACTGGTTGTCGACCTCCTGCAGGCGCTCGTTCACCTGGGCCAGCACCGTCTCGGCCACCTCGTCGGTGGGACGCCGGCCGAAGTAGTCGACCAGGGGGATGACGGTGTCGCCCGACACCACCTCGAGGGCGGCGGGCCGGTCCTGGGCGTCACGCCGGATGTACAGCGCCCCGGCGTCGTAGCGCAGCACGTCTTGGAGGAACTTGTGCAGCCAGTCCCGCAGCGGCAACTGCCCGTCGGGGTAGCGCATGAAGTTCTCGGCCGCCTCGACGTCCTCGGTGGCGTCGTCCTGCACGTTGGCGGGCGGGATGAACTGGTAGTCGAGCGAGCGGACGTCGTTGATCAGGTGGCGCACGCAGATCTGGGCCACGTCGTAGGCGTCGTACATGGCCTTCAAGGTGGCAAAGCTGATGCGGTTCCACCGCGGGGTGAGCTGCACGTTCTCGCCCACCTGGAAGTCCCAGGTGCGGGGCGGGCGGCGGTAGCCGTAGAACGGGTCGAGGGGGCGACCGGGCGGGAACGGGGGCCCCCACGTCAGGCCCTGTTCGGCCATGGCGAGCTCGAGTTGGGGCGTGGCCCGCCCGAAGCCGGCGTTCAGGTTCTGGGCCACCCGCTGGGTCAGGCGCTGGCTGGGGGTGCCGCCCATGTTCGACCACGACGACCCCGGCACCTTGGGCGACGAGTTGAACTGCTTCTCCAGCACGGTGTCGGCCACGATGGCCCCGCCCACGGCGTCGAGGGCCTTGTTGATGACCTCGTCCTCGATCTGGCGGCGCAACTCGGCCACGTTCACCGGGCCGCCGTTTTGCACGACGCGCTTGGCCACCTGCCGGCGCGCCCTGTCGGCTAGCCGTTCGGCCACCGGGGTGGCCCGGTCGATCAGGCCCGAGACCGTCTGGGACCGCCGCAGGTACTCAGGCAAGGTTGCCATTGCGCCTCCTAGGCGGTGGGGGCGGCCAGGCCGCAGTGGGCGCAGCTACCCGAGAACCAGCGGTGCTCGCAGCGCGTCGGGTTGCCGGGGAGCGGCGCGCCCGAATCGCCCAGGAAGAACGAGCGCGCCCGACGCTTGACGGGTTCCTCCTCCTTGGCCTTTTCGTCCTCGGCGTGCTCCATCTCCCAGGCCTGTCGCCAGGCGTAGCCGTAGTTGGGCACCCCCAGCAGCTTGTGGCACAACATGCCGATGGCCACGGCCTGGTCGTCGTGGGCTCCGGGGTCGTGGTCGAGGCGGGTGACGCCGGGGGCCGACTCCCGCAGGCGCACGGACAGGAGCTCGTCGCGCAGCACGGCGTTGTTGGGGACGTGGATCTGGTGGTTGCGGAAGGTCTGCACCATGGCCGTTGCCACCTGGCCCACCGAAGTAGTGGAAAAGGTGAACTCCTTGGCCCGCACGCCGCGGGTGTTGAGGAACTGCAGGCTGCCCTGGAACTGGGTGGGGTCGGCCCACACCTCGCAGTCGTTCCACATGGGGGTGGCACCCACGACCCAGGCCTCGACCTCGCGGATCTGGATGGGCGCTTTCTTGGAACCTTTCCACCGTTCCAGATGGTCGACGACCACCCTGGCCGGCCCGTAGGGGTTGTCGGCGTCGATGGCCTCCTTGTGCCCGATGCACATGACGGTGGCGTCGTTCAGGATGCCGATGTCCACCGTCATCAAGTACTTCGTCCCCAGGCGCGGCCCCTGCGGCAGGTACTCCTGGGCGGCGAACTCCCAGTCCTCCTCGGACACGGCCCGGTCCTCGTCCTCGGACCACACGTTGAGGACCAGGCGCTCGTACTCGGACGGGCGCAGTTGCCAGCGCAGGCCGGCGAGCTCTTCCTCGTCCAGCCACGGCACGGGCCCGGGCGCTTCGGACACCCGCCACAGGGCGTCGGCCCTGCACTTCTCGAACACCTCGTGCGACCAGTGCGACGGCTCGCCCGACGACGTGAGCACGATCAACCGGCAACCGGGGACCTTGGGGGCCGCCGATATGAGGGCGGTCCACACCCGCTTGGCCCCCCGCGTCTCGGGCCACTGGCAGAACTCGTCGGCCACCAGCAGGTGGGCGTCGCGCAACCCCCACGCCCCCGAGTCGCTCTGGGCCAGCACCTCGACCCAGGCCCCGTTGGGGGCCAGCAGGCGCTTGGTCTCCACCACCACCGCCCCGTCCAGCTCGGGCGTGCGGGCCACCAACCCGGCGGCGGCGTCGATCACGATGGAGGCCTGGTCGGTGGAGGCGGCCACGATGTGGCCGTTGGCGAGCGGCGGTGCCTCGGCCACCAACCAGGCCAGCGCCACCCCGGCGATGTCAGTTGACTTACTACCGCCGCGGGGGCGAGTTATGAAGTGCCAGTTGGGCCGGTCCCGGCTCATGATGGCCTCGGCGTCGGTCTGCTGCACGGGCCAGTCGCCCGAGGCGTCCCCCCACCGCCGCCCGTCCTCCAGCACCAGCGCCCAGAGCAGGTCCAGGGCGGCGACGGTCATGGGGAGGAGAGCCGGCCCTGCTCGGTGCGGATACGCCTGCCCTCGGAGGCCAGCCCGTCGAGCTTCTCGTTGGAGAAGTGGCGGGCGAAGCCCATGTTCTTGGCGATGGACGCCCACGCCGCCGGCGTGATGCCCAGCTCCTTGGCGTAGTTGAGGCTGATCTGCTCGGCCTTGGCGATCTCGGAGTTGAGCGCCGAGGGGACCTGGGCGATGCCCACGGTGGCGCACAGTTCCATGAAGTACTCGTACATGAGGTCCAGGCGGGCCTCGACCTTCACGTAGCGCTCGATGACCCACTCGGGGAAGTCGAGGACCATGGGGTACATGTCGATGAGCCGGCGCAGCACCACCGGGGCGCGGGCCTCGACTATCTCCTTGGAGTACTGGCCCGAGAACAGCCCCGTCTTGTGGCCGGGCCCGAACGACGTCTTCTCCATGGGCCTCTTGTCCGTCCCCCAACTGGCTACCTTGCCGTCCTCGATGGTGAGCACCCTCCCCGTGCGGGCGTCCTCGACGTACTGTTTGGGCACGGCCAACACCCCTTTGCGTACCGTCCGCATCGACGACGAGTCCTGGGACGCCTTCGACAAGATAGCCCAGGCCCTCGGCACCAACCGGGCGTCGATGATCCAGGCTTACGTGGCCGGCGTCATTTCGGGCGAAGTGGCCCCCGAGGGCCCCAGCGGCGAGCGCCCCTTCATCACCAACTACGTCTGGGACGCGGTGCGCGACCAGATCGCTCGGGCCGTGGGCCAGCAGGTGCGCCGGATGCAGAACCCCTTGCCCCAGGTGCTGGCCCGCTCCGAGGGGGCCGGCCTCGAACGCCCCATCCCCCAGCGCCGGCCACCGGTGCAGAACCGGGGCCGGGTCCAGACCATGAAGGGCCGCGGCCCCCCCTCGGCGGGCAAGCGGGTCACCCCCGAGAACTGCAACCACGACCCGTCCAAGTACCGCACGGTGCTCGGCCAGGTGTACTGCACCTGCGGGCTCGAGGTGACCGAGCGCGTCCCGTGGGCCGAGCTGGCGGAGAACAAGGGCGACATCGCCGCTAGAGGGTGAAGAACAGCCCCAAGGCGATGAAGAACAGGGTCAGGGGCAGGGCCACCGGCCACCACGGCTCGGTGCGCTTGCCCACGATCTGGAACACCCATAGGCCGGCCACGATAAGGGCGACCAGGTAGAAGACCTGGGCCAGGGTGGGGTGGGCGGCGACGATGGTGGAGAGCATGGCTGCTCCTTAGTTCATGAAACGTGAAATAGAGGGGGGCCGGGCCCTAGAGGTAACCCGGCCCCGCTCACTCAGGCCCGCGGGGACTTCCCCGACCCGGCGGGCGGCTGAAGCCTTTTCTTCCTCTGGTACCAGATGACGGGCTCGCCGTCGGCGTCGAAGCGGATGTGGCCCCCGGCCTCCTTGTAGCGCTCGGCCCCCCGCTCCTCGCCGTGGATGTTGACCAGGGCCTTGGCCACGGCCCACTCCTCCATGGCCGTACACACAAGGTCGATGCGCTCTTCGGCGCTGAGCTCGACCTCGGCGCTGGACAGGTCGGCCAGCCGCACCCATGCCATCACTTGGTACCAGTTGGCATCAGTTGGTACCAGCCGCGTCCTGGCGGGGGGTGGGGACGCGCTTGGCGTCGTAGGTCACCAGGCCCGTGCCGCGGTCGTGGTAGCGGGCCACCACTTCCCACGGGACGCCCAGCACCACGATGACGTCGCCCAGCGCCAGCGGGGCGTCGGTCCCGAAACCGGCCAGCTCGTCGGGGAGGTCGAGCATCACGACGGGGGTGGGCGGTGGGACGCATCGCCGAGGGACCGCTCGGGTACCTGCAATGTCTCTTCACCGCCCTCCAGAGGAAGGGCGTGCTCGCGGTACAGGTCGTAGACGGTGCGGCCGTCGGGGGCCGTCATGTAGGGGAGCATGACTTGGTCGAGGGTGACCATCTCGGTGCGGGTGATCGCCAACTGGGCTTCTACCCAGTCCTTCACGATCCGCCACGCAATGCGCTCGGCCTGGTCGGCACTACCGAGCTCGCGCCGGTTCACATGGGCCTTGGTGCGGGCCAGGTCTTTGGCTACCACCTTGGCCACGGCACTGGCGTTGACGGGGAGGCGGAAGTGGCGCATGCCGAGGGGGGTGCGCAGGCTGAACCCGATGGCGCTGCAGTGGCCACCGTCGTCGTACTCGGCCAGCACGCTGCGAGCGCCCGCTTGCACCAGGAGCTCTTGCACCTCGGACACCGTGCGGCGGGCGGGCACCGAAGTGGTGTAGTTGAGCAGCGGGCTCATGGCTGGTCGCACCCGATGGTCTGGCAGTGCTCGACCGCCACCGTGGCTACTACTTTGTCGCACACACTGCAGGCGACGGTGATGACGCCGGCGTGGTAGCTCACCCAGGAGGGGGCGTCGGGGTGGCAGCGGGAGTGGAAGTACAGCGTCGAAGACTGGCACTGGCACGCAGTGCAGACCATGGCCTCGAGGTCGGTGCCGTACAGCACTTAATTAAGAGGCCTACTCCTCGGCCGCCAACCGGTAGCGCTTGGCCACGGCGAAGGACCCGAACCCGCTGGGGGAGCGCAGCTGGCTCTCGCCGTAGGCGGTGGCCTCTTCGTAGGTGGGCATCTCGGTGGGGGCCAGGGGGACCTCGCCCGCCACCGGCTCACCTCGCTCCAGCGACACCAGGAAGTACTCCTCGACCGGGCGCTCCTCCTCGGCGGCGGGGGCCTCGTCAGCCTTGGCCTTGGCCTCGGCCTTGTCCGGTACGTCTGTCATGGCTCACCTTTCACTTGGGCGCTACAGGAACTGGCCGCACACGGCGCACACCGCTCGCCCGCCCATGGCGATGTGGGCGTAGGCCGGGTGGTCGCAGCCGTCCAGGGCGCGGTAGCGGTACCCACCTAAGAAGCCGAGGTCGGCGGTGCGCTCGGTCGTGCCCACGTCGGTGCCAGCCTCTGGGGCCAGGGGCTCGGGGGGGCAGGAGTAGCGGCGGCGTCTCACGGCTGCTCCTCGACCGGATGAGGCAGGGCCCACCAGTCGTGGGGGGGTGGGGGCACGACCAGTTCGATGCAGGCCATGGTCCCGTCGAAGGGAGCCAGGTCGTGGAACCGCAGGCGGTCGGTGTAATTACCGTCGTCGTCAGTGACCGGGCCAACGTCCATGCCCTTGCGTAGAGCCAGGCCCAGCACCCACCCGACGTACAGGCAATGGCGGTCGCTGGCGAAGTTCCCGAAGGCGGGATGGCCGCGTCGGGCCGCTCTGGCCAGGAGGGCGTCGTCGCTCACTTGGGCCTCGGGGTGACCTGCTGGCGTCCGCGCTCGGCTCGGCGCTGGGTGGCCAGGGCCAACTGCTGGGCCTGCACCGCCTCGGCCCTACGGCGGTGTTCCTGCCTGGTGGCCTGCGCCCTTTGGGCTGGCGTCGGAGCCGGGGCGTCCTCATCGAAGTCATCGTTGGCGCTCGGCATCTCGGCCAACCCGAGGCGCTCCTCGATCACCCGTACCAACCACTTGGTCCTGGGCACGTCCCCTCGGGCGGTGTCGACCTCGGCCAGCAGTTCGTCGGAGAGGCGCAGGTTGAGCGCAGCCATGTACCGGATGGTACCGCCTGGTACCGCATGGTACAAGGAGGTACGGGAAAAACCCCCCGCATGTGGGCCGCGATTGAACCGGCTTAGCGACCCCCCCCGTTCGCCGAAAGGGGGCCCTTTTTCGGGCCCGACGTCGGCAGGGTGCCGGCGGCCGAGACCGCGAAAGCCCTGCTCGAGACCTATTTCGCGTGTCCGATAGTAGGCACTATCGGACTGGGGCCCTGCCCCTGCCCACCTTGACCACTGTCGCCCACGGCCTGTCTGGGTGAGTAGACCGCGTGCGCCAAATATCGGTACGTTTGCGCTGGTGGCACCGTACAAACGTCTCCAGGTCGGTCCCTAGTGGCTGGTTGTGGCGCTGCCGACGTCACCGCGTGCTAGTGCGCTGGTGGCGCTACAGAGTGTCTGGTGAGAGGACTACGGGGCCCTACCTAGTCAGGTGACCATAGGCCACGACATCGGCGCTGGTCAAGGTTCGGGTCAGTGAGTAGTCAAACCTGAGCGTTGCCCTGGTCTGAGCTGATAATCACCTAAGAGCTCCTGCTCTAGTGACTACACACACCTAGGCCACGCTGTATAATGGCCTTTCACCCCCTACGAAAAGAGACAACGTGAACCTCGCCAAACTACTAAGGGCCCGCCCACCAGTGAGGATAGATAGCAAGGTCGCCCTCGCCACCTGGCGCGCCTTTCGCGTGTCGGAAGGTTTCGGGCCCCGTGGCACACTGCTAGGCCAACCTGGCGACAATCACAAGGCGGGCTTAAATGCATTGCCGACCTATACGCTCACCCTGAGCCAAGCACGGACAACAGAAATTTCTATCGCCGACCTGGCGCGCTACCTGCTCGACTGGGCCCCAGTATTCGGGCCCGACGATATGCGCCGCGCTGAGCGCGAAGGTCGCGTGCTGGTGGAGGTTTGCGAATTCCGCACTAAGGAATGTACGCGGACCTGTCTGGGCCCGCTAGGGCGCGGTGGCGAGCCTAAGACCACACGGGCCCGCAAACTACGCGTGCGGTTCCTAGTGGCCTGTCCTGACGCGTTTATGACCCTGCTCGAAGATGAACTAACCGCCGCGGTGGCCAAGCATGGCGCTATTGGCTGCCGTCTCAATACGTTGTCTGATCTCGACTGGGAGAGGATCGCGCCCAGTGTCCTAGACATCGCGGGTGTGACGTTTTACGACTATACGAAGCGGTGGGCTAACCGCCAGGTCCCCGCGAACTACGCGCTTACCTACTCCGCGTCGGAACGGACATCGGACCGCGACATCGCCGCGAAGGTGGGCGAAGGTGAGACGGTCGCCGCCGTATTCGACATCAAGCATAGACCTGGCGCGAAGGTCCGCCTACCTATGGTCGAGACCTACGCGGGCTGCCGCGTCATCGATGGCGACGTCTCAGACGAGAGGTTCAATGACCATGGCGTCATCGTCGGTCTACGGGCGAAAGGCCTAGCCCAGACCTTGACACCTGGCGAACGTCACTTTGTCAAGGTGGCGCGGCCCGCCTAGGGCCTAGGCCTTAGCGGGCCGGGCCCATGCCGAAAGGTGGGGCCCGGCACGGTAGGGCCCCTAGGCCTTGCCAGTAACCCAACGTAACCTAACTCACCTACCCCTACGAATGGAGACAAACCAGTGTTCACCCTAGGTTCCACCTACGTACTACGCGGCCAGACCGTTACGGTCATTGCCACCGCGACCACCTATCGCACGGGCCCGGACGGGCCCCTAGCGGTCCCTATGGTCTTCGTGTCACCCGCGGGCGGGCCCATCACGCGCCTAGTCGGCAATGAGACTTACGCGCTGGTGTCGGCATGAACGCGCCCACCGCGACCGACCAGCACGAGCCGCGATCGGACCTCGTGCTAGGGGCCCCGCGCCGCTTCGCCCTATGGCTGGCAGCGCGCCTTATCTTGACCGCCACCGCGCCAGGTGGCGAGACCACTATCACGGTGGACCGCACCCAAGTAGGCCCGCGATGACCACTAAGCACGACTGCGGGGGCCCCGTGTTCGGGGCCCTGTCGCCAGGTTGCCCGCGCTGCGATGAACTAGCCGCGGGTGCCCCACCTGTCCGCTGGTCGTCGCCCAGGTCGCGTGACGCCCAACGCGCTCGCGAGGTCCGCGAGCATGACTGCGCCGCCTCGCGCTGCTCAGTCGTTTGCACGTTCGGGGAGTGGTGAGCATGAAGGTAACTGTCGAGATCGAGGTCTCAGACGGCGCGCTAGGCGCGGTCATCCTCGCCAACGCGGACGCGTCCGAGGCCACCGCTGCCCAGTGGCTCGCCAGCATGAGCCGAGCCGACGTCGTCGAGGCCTTGGCTGCCGAGGTCCGCCACGCCTTCGAGGCGTTCGTTGACAACCAGCAAGACATATTTTCCCTCGACGACATCGGCGAAGCTGACGCCCTCGCCCGCGAATGGCTGAGCCAGTGACCGCCCCGCAGGCCCTCGACGCCCGCGCTCGACGCGCACGGCGCGCTCGACGCCCCGCCCGCCGCCGCGCTCGACTGGGGCTCGTGCTCGCCCTCGCCGCGCTCACGGGCTACGCGGGGTCCGTGGCGGTCCACAAGGCCTTGACGCCGCCCCTGTACCAGGACCCTTACCAGGCCTACGCCCAAGCCCGCGCCGCTATCGACCACGGGCAATGCCCAGTCGTCATGCGCGACCACGGCACGCAGTACACCTCGCCTTGCTTCCAGGCCTGGTGGTACACCTCAGGCGGGGAGGTGCCCAACAGCGCCAAGTGGTGACCCGCCCCGACGCCCAGGCCTGACCGCCCTCAGGCCTGCCGGCGGCTGGCGGAAAAAATAAATTGGCCCGTTTTGCAGCTCATTGGCTTCGACGCGGGCGAGCTCAAGGAGCGTCGCCACGAGCTCGTGCTGAGGCGCGCCACCAGGGCGACCTGAACAAACCCTGAGACCTGCCCCCGACCCGCTCAAGTGACTACACTTCGCCTGCCGATACTGTATAGTGGAACACGCAGCACGAAACACCCCCCCCCTACGAAAGGAACGCAATCAATGACCACCCCTGCTGACATGGCGGGCGAGGCCCGCGCCGCCCGCTTCGAGGAGGCCCGCTCCACCTTCGCCCCTGGCGACCAGGTGACCGTGGCGTCCGAGCGCTGGCCTGGCGTGTGGACCGTCGTCAAGGTCAACAAGGTCAACCTGAAACTGGAGCAGGGCCCGCGCCGCCTGAACGCGAGCCCCACCTACGTGACCAAGGTCGACGGCAGTACCCCTGCCCCCACCTTCACCGCCACCACCGTCCCCCTGCCCACCATCTTCGACCCAGGCGCGACCGCCCGTGTACGGGGCCGCGACGGGCTCTGGGTGGTCATCCGTGACGCGGGGGCGGACAGGGTCAACCTGGCCCGCATCGGCGGCGAGAATGGGCGCTACCTGCGGGCCCCTCGCTCGCTCGTGACCCCCGTCAAGGTCACCGTGACCGAGGTCGCCCCGTGAACTGGGAACTGAAGGGCGTCGCCCGCGACACGACCACCAAGCCGCGTCGCGGGGACACCCTGCCCCACTGGGTCGCCGTGTTCGTCAGCGCCAACCGCGCCATGGTCCGCCACGTCGCCGTCTACCCCGAGACCTTCGCCACCCGCGAGGAAGCCCTCGCCTACGTCACCGCCAACCTCGACACCCTACGAAAGGCACTGCCGTGAAGATCGTTGCATCAGCAGGACATTACGAGTACGGGCCATGCGCCGATGGCACCGCCGCCCACGAGGTCGCTGGCCTGGTCATCAGCGACGTGTGGCCCACCCCCGACGTCGACGACGTGTACGACCTCGACGAGGCCGACGCCGCCAAGGCCTACGCCGCCGCCGTGCCTGGCGGGCCGGACATCGACCCCCTGTGGGAGCACGTCGTGGCCTGGGAGGGCGACGAGGACGCCGTCAGGGCTGGCCTGCGCGTGCTGGTCGACCAGATCTCCCAGCGCCCCTCAGGCGACGACGACACGTTCGACTACTGGCCCTCAGGCGTGCGCTACGCCCGCGCCATCGCCGAGGCGGTCGGCATGCTCGACGAGGTCGACGACGCCGTGCGCGCCGTCCTGGCGACCATGGGCGAGTTGGCCGATGAGCTAGCCGACAAGACGGGCGTCGAGGTCAAGTGATGGCCGCCGGCAAACGCTCCCCCGCGCCGACCGAACCTCAGCCAAGCATGGCGACCCTCGAAGACTGGGCCATCTGGGACGGCGACTGCGAGGCCACCGACGGCTGCCGCTGCGACCCAGACGGCAGGTGCGGGCACGGCTATCCGTCCTGGCTGCGGTACCTCGGCCTGCTCTAGTGAGCAGCGGGGGGTGCCCCTTGGGGGCGCTCCCTGGTGAGCACCTAGCGCACCACCCACCCTACGAACGGAGACCCGCATGACCCGCTCTACCGTCCCCACCTGGCTCGACGAGTTCGAGGCCAGTTATGCCGTGCCCGCCGAGGTCACCAGCGCCACCGACCTCGAAGACACGTCGTGGCATAACGACGCCTGCCCCAGCTTCCACTGCGACGCCTCCGACCTGACGCTCTGGGTCGACCACCCCGTCGAGGCCGAGCGCGAGCACTCCATGGGTGCCCGCTTCGCGGTGACCGCGCCCGTCGACCGCAACGTCGACCCGCTGTATTTCGGCGACGATGTCGACGAGGCCTTGCACGTACTGCGGGGCCAGCCTCCGCGTGAGGTACTCGACTGCGGGGCCCCGTGGCGGGGCGACGGCGGGGCCAATGGGCTGACGTGCCTGCTGGCCGAAGGCCACGAAGGCAACCACCGCGCCGAGTGGGCCGACGCCGAATGGACCGAGGCCGAGACCAAGCCTGAGGTGACCAAGTACGAGTTCCGCGTGAAGTGCATCGCCTATGTGACCGATGGCGAGGTGACCGAGGTGCATCTCCTCGCCCCTATGGACTTCAAAGACGGCGTGGACGTCATCGAGGGCACCGACAACCCCGAACAGTTCGCGGCGCTGACCGACACCTTCTGGGCCCCGCTCATGGGCCTGCCGTCCGACGTTGTGTGGGAGGGCTGACATGACCGCCCCCGCCGTCGTCACCGTCCAGGTCGACTGCCACGCCTACGCCTGGCACCTCCCCAACCCCTCGTACCCAGAGTGCGGGCCCGGCAACCTGACCCGCATGGCCGAGGAGTTCGGCGTGCTGGTCAAGTTCCTGCCCGACCACGACTGGGCCGACTGGGCCGACTGGTACGAGGTCACCGGCCCGCCAGCCCACATCGTCCGCTTGCTAGAGGCCGAGTACGGTCTCAGCGAGGCCGAGGCCTGGGGCTGGGTCCAGTGATCGACCCCGAAGAGTTGGAAGCCGCCGACGCGCTCACCAGGCTGGGCTTCACGGTCGTGCGGCTCAGCCCGAAGGAACAGGCGGCGAACGACGCCGCCTGGCGGGCCTACGGGTCGCCTGGCTCGTGCCCCCACTGCCAAGCCGCGGCCAAGGCCCGCTACCGCGCCACCTACGACGCCGCCATGGCCGAGCTCGGCTCTTGCAGCTCATCGGAGCTCCACTGCGAGCGCGCCGAGTGCGGCAACGTCCTCAGCTTCGACGACACCGACGGCGTGTGCAGTTACTGCGCCGAGCGCGACGACATCTGACTACACATCCGCCCCCCATCCGGTATAATGGAACACGCAGCACCCCCCCCCTACGAAAGGAACCGAAGTGCCCGCTATCCCCAACATCTGCACGGACCAGTCGCCTGCGGGCGACGCCTGCGGCACCTGCGACGGCTGCCAGCGCATGGTGGCCGACCTCGAGGTCGAGCGCCTCATGGCTGAACTGACCACGGCCATCGACCACGCCCGCAGCCTGCTCAACAAGAGCAAGTACGGCGTCCTGGCCCCGCCCGTCCCCCGTACCGCCACCTTCGAGGTCCCCGTGACCTGCTTCGTCACCGTCACCGAAGGCAACCCCGACGGGCCCAACACCATCGACGGGCTGAAGGTGACCAAGATGCACCTCCTGTCCCCGCTCACCCTCGACGACGCCACCCTCTACGAGTGGACGCCCAACGACGGCGACTACGCCATCGACATGGAGGCCTGGTGCAACAAGGCCGAGACCGTCCTCGACGAGACGTGCTGGGAGCCCATCGAAGGCCTGCCCGCCAACATCACCTGGTCCGCCTGATGACCGACCTGCGCAAGGCCTACGACCACATCAAGGCCATCCGCGCCGCCTACGACGCGCTGGTCGAGGCCGAGGTCGACGACGCCCGCCACGGGTCCAGTCGGCGGGCCGAGCACGCCCAGGCTGACCTGGAGGTCGCCCTGCAAGCCGCGGACGCCTTCGCCAACGACATCGACCTGACCTACTACCTCGCCAACGAAGAGGACGAGGTCGACCCTGAGGGCTACTACCCCAACGAGGACGAGGTGCTGGCGACCCCACTGCAGCGCCTCGAACTAGGCCTGCTCGACGACGAGGCCGACTGGGCCGACCACGTCATCGACGAGGCCACCGGCAACTGCATCAACGAGGACTGCCCCCAGCACGCCGACAAGGTCTTCGACATCTTCGAGGGCTGGGTCGACGACCCCACGACAGGAGAGAAATGACCACCACCGAGACCAACTGGCACGGCAGCATCGGCGGCTACACCAACCACGGCTGCCGCTGCGACGACTGCCGTGCCGCCTGGCGCGACCACCGTCGGCTGAAGCGGGCCAGCCTGGTCCGCCCCGCGCCCGCCGACCTGCCGGCGCTGGTGACGTCCACCGACGAGTCCGTCCACGACCCGCGCTTCCTGCAGGCCCTCGCCGTCCAGCGCGCCTACCGACACGCCAAGCAGACCAACTACCGGGCCGACGCCGTCAAGGCCTGGCGCGAGGCGCTGCGGGCCTGGGAGGCCGGGAAGTGAAGCGGGCCCTCGTCGCCCTTGGGTTGGCTGCGGCTGCGGTCGCGGCCACCCCGCTTTGCAGCTCAGCGAGCTCGTGGGGCGCGCAGGTACGTCCTGCCGCCCTCCAGGCCACGGTGGCCTGCCGTGCCCACCGCCTCTCGCCCTGCGCCGAGTGGCTGCTCTCCGCGGCCAACATCGGGCTACGCCGGCCGGTGGCCTACAACAGTGCGTGGACCGCCGAAATGTCCACCCTGCGCTACGACGCCGCCGTCTTGCTCACCGACCAGTTCATAGGTGTACGCCCGCAGGCCTCCGTTTACGCCACCGACCTCGCGGCCCTCGCCGCCATCCCCGCCTAACGACTACACAGGGCACCACCCCTCTGGTAAAATAACTAACGCAGCACCCCCCTACGAAAAGGAACCCAATGAACACCACCGAACTTGACCGCTGGGCCGATGACGGAGGCCCGCCCCTCGACCTCAGCGCCGCCCCCCCCAGCCTGGGCAACCACGACCCGGACGACGACGGCTGCAACTGCGACGCCTGCCGCGACCTCGCCGAGGACCGCTACTGGGACCGCAGGATCGCACGGGCCGAGGACGCCCGCGAGTACGGCAACGGGGGTGAGTACCTGTGAAGGTCACCATCGCCCTCGAAGTCGAGGTCCCCGAGGACTGGGACCCCTCCTCACTGTACTGGCAGGAGGAGATGCTCTTGCTGGCCAGCACCGAGACGGTCACGCTGACCGGCTCCGTGATGCTGCCCGACGCCTTCCGCCTGCGCTGCCCCGTCAACCGCTACCGCTTCATCGACCAGGCCGAGTTCCCCGTGTTCGAGGGGCCCCAGGCGGAAATGGACATGCGATGACGGCGACCAAGGCTGGCGTCGAGCGCGTCGTCGACGCCACCCAGTGCGCCTACATGGTCGACGACTACCGGCCCGAGTCCTGGCGCAGGATCGCTCGTTTCCTGCTCCTCGAAGGCTTCACCGAGCACGAAGCCGAGGCCATCATGCGCTCCAAGCACCTGCGCTGGGCCGACGACTCCGAGGGCCACGGCGCAGGCAAGGAACCGACCAGCGCCGCCTTCGTGCGCTACTACATCGCCTGCCGCCAGGGCGGGCTCGACTGGCGCGCTGAGGCCCGCGACATGGCCATGGGCACGCCCACGGAATTGGACGCCTGCGACTGCGACCTGTGCAAATGAGCGCACTGCCCGACCCGCTCAGGCCAGAGGATCTGGCCTCCACCCCCGTTGAGGCCACACCCCAGGCCCGCATAGGGGCGCGGTCACGGCCCATCAAGTCCGACGAGCGGGTGTGCGAAGGCCTGATCGCCATCCTCAAGGCCTACGAGCGCCGCCTCGAGTCGGGCCACCTCGACGCCCTCACCCACCTGATGGCCGTGAAGCGAGAGGTCGACCGCGTGGTGGACGCAGGCGTCAAGCTCTGCCGCAACGACGAGCGCTACCCGGCCAGTTGGACCGAGGTGGGCGAAGCCACGGGGCTCAGCGCCCAAGGGGCTCAGCAGCGCTGGGCCGAAGTCGGCGGCAAACGCAAGGCTGGCGGCCAGCCGTCGCTCCTGCGGTGAAAAACGCCTTCGAGCGCCTACGCGCTTGCGAGGAGTGCCCCCAGCACGTCTGGGGGCCTCCGGGTCGCATCGAGACCAGGACCGGCCCGTCGTGGAGCGTGCGGTGCCAGCGCTGCCGCGTCCACGTCAACCGGCCCACCAAGGCCGAACTACTGCTCGCCCTACCCCAGTACCCGCGGGGCCGCAACGCCCCCCAACCCGAAGGAGACCAAATGCCCGAAGAACTCGACGAGGCCCCGTCCATCGTCTGCCCCCGCTGCGGTCGCCGCAGCTACAACGCCAACGACATCCGCGACGGCTACTGCGGGGCGTGCCACGCATGGACGACCAAGCGACTGCGCGAAGAGCCATGAGGGGCATACCCATCGTCCCTGGCGTGCCCGCCGCCGGCCACGTAAGCGTCACTGGCTGGTGGCATCCTGGCCGCGCAGACGGCTGCGTCAAGTGCGAACCACCCACACCTCCTACATGCAACGGGTCGCGCCGCAGCCAAACGGGAAGGAGGGCCACGGCCAGCGAAGGGTCCGACTGCAAGACGGGCAAGATCCAGTACGTCACCCGCGACGCCGCCCTGGCCGCCGCCCGTTCGGTCAAGGACCGCCGGTCGCTGCAGCCCTTCCGCTGCGCCTGGTGTGGCTGCTTCCACAACGGCAACCGCCGCGGCGAGGCCTCGAAGGCGAGGGCGCGATGAAGTTCATCGACGAACTGACCCGCGACGACTTCCGCGAGCTCGAGGAGGTCCGTTGCATCGGCACGGCCCACGGCTGCAACAACACCGAGTCCCCCGTCGACGCCTTCCTGCTCAACGGCTGCGCCACCTACTACTGCATGTGCGGCGACATGATCGGCGTCGCCCTGGCCCATGGCTGAGCGCGAGTACGCCCTGACCGTCACCGTCCAACTGGCCCCCGAAGCCGACCCCGAGAAGGTGGCCGAGGCGCTCTTCGAGTTCCTGTGCGCCGACCCCACCAACCTCTTCCCCGAGATCGAGGTGGCCTTCACCTACGACTGGGAGGCCGCCGAGTGAAGACCTACGTCGGCTACAACCAGGGTGGCAACGCCTCGAGCTCGCACCTCGTAGTCGTGCGCGACGAGTGGGGCCAGCGCCTGCTGGCCCACCGCATGCGCCATTCCCCCACGGGCTTTTCTTGGGGCTACGCCGGCAGCGGGCCCGCCGACCTCGCGCGCAGCATCCTGTGGGACTACCTGGGGACCGAGCCCCGGCCCCGGTGCTACCAGGACTTCAAGTCCCAGTTCATCGCGGGGCTGGCCCAGGACGAGAGCTGGCAACTGAGCGGCGACGTCATCCGCATCTGGCTCGGCCTCTGGACGACCGAGAAGGGCGAGACGCCCGAGATCACCT